CTCGGGATGCCGACGACAGCACCCGGCGCGCCCGTGGTGGCAACTCTCAAGACGCCCATCTGGAGCGTCGCACGGTCAGTGACTACGACATTGTGTGGGTTCACCGCCACATTCACCGTTGGAACGGCACCGATTATCAGTTCTGGACCCTGAACAGCGACAAGATGCTGACGGACCCCGAACCCTTAGACGCCACAGTGTTCCACGGGAAACGTCCGTACGTGATGGGCGTGGCTACCGTCGAGACACACCGCCCAATTCCCTCCTCCATCCCCCAGTTGGTCAAGGGGCTGCAAGATGAAATCAACGAGATCAAGAACAGCCGACTGGATAACGTCAAGTTCGTGCTTAACAAAGGCTACTTTGCCAAGCGCGGCAAGAACGTGGACCTCCCGGCGCTTGTGCGTAACGTACCCGGTCGCGTTGTCCTCATGGACGACCCGGCAACCGACGTTGTTGAGAACACGTGGCCAGATGTAACCGCCTCGGCCTACGCGGAAGAGGATCGAAACAACCAAAACTTTGACGAGCTGGTCGGCAACTTCAGCGCAGCCTCGGTCCAGACCAGCCGCAGCCCACGCGAACCGGCTCGGGCCATGACCCTGCTGCAAGCGCCGGCCAACCTGCTGACCGACTATATGCTGATGACCTATTGCGAGACCTTCATCGCGCCCGTCCTGCGGCAACTGGTGCTGCTCGAACAGCACTACGAGACCGACCAGACGGTGCTGGAGATCGCTGGCAAGAAGTCCAAGCAGTTCCAGAAGTTCGGCATGGATAAAGTTACCGACGATATGCTCGAGCGCGAGATGACGGTCAACGTCAACGTGGGCATGGGCAACACCGACCCGGTGACCAAGATGCAGAAGTTCTTGGTCGGCGTCACCTCGTTTGCCAAGGTCGCGCAAAAGCCGCCACCGGGCGTCAATCTGGAAGAAGTATTCAAGGAAATCATGGCCTTGTCAGGCTACGCAGACGGCGAACGGTTCAGCATGGGTAATGATCCAGAGAAGGCGGCACAGCAACAGCAGATTAAGCAGTTGCAGATGAAGCTACAGCAGCTCTTGATGGAGCGTCGGGACAAAAGCGAGGCCAATGCGGTCAAGCGCGACACGGCGACGCAAGCCAACATCGTCAAAATGCTGCTGGCCGACAAAGAAGATCTGCACGAGAACGTCAAAATCTACGCCGGTCATCTCGCGGCCAAGGACCAAGCATTGCACCAAGCATTGCACCAAGCCAACGTGGGCCAAATGGCAGCCGCAGCGGTCCCACAACAGCCGGGACAGGCTCCGCAGGGCCAACCCGCACCAGCGCAGGGGATGTAATTGGCACGCACCATAGACCCGGACGAGCCGCTAGTACGCACTGCCGTGTTCGGTAAGCAGGTTGAGGACTTTTTGACCTCAGATATCGGCGATTACCTGCTGCAAAAGGCTAAACACGAGGAAGCGGACGCCATCGAGGCGCTGGTACAGGGTGTGGGCACCTTACCAGAGCGCGAAATCCTTGAATTGCGAAACAGAATTTGGACGGCGCGCAAGTTTCAACATTGGCTCGGTCGAGCGGTGGAGATGGGCTTGCAGTCGATGGAGTTGTTGAAGGAGGAGGACTGATTATGAGCGAGGACAATCAAGACGAGTTGCGCCGGCAGCGCGAAATTGAAACGCGAGCGGCCAACAAGGCGCGAAATGACGAGCGTCTGGAGCGGCTGAACAACATTGCCAACCAAGCCGACGAACGCAAGTCGCAGGACGGCATGGAGGATTTGGAGGACGAGGCGTGGACTGAACAGGGCGTCCGTGCTGCTGAACAAGAGCAGGATGAGGGCGAAATTGTCGCCGAGGCCGAGGAAACCGACCGGGCGCTAGACGAAGCCCGAGCTGCCGGGGCCGATGACGTCAAGGTCACCAATGGCGAAACCTACTACCGCCTGATTGTTAACGGAACTGAGAAGTGGCTCACGCTCCAGCAGCTGCGGGAGAGCGCCGGCAAGGTGTCGGCGGCTGACGAGTACTTGCGCAATGCCAAAGAACTTGTTAGAAATGGTCTCAGCGCCCCTCCATCCCACCGGGACGAGGCGGCGAACCCGGTTAGTGGCCGGGTGCGAGAACTGCTCAACCGCGCAATTATGGGTGAGCAAGAGGCGATTGACGAACTGGCACAAGCCATTGAGCGACCATCCGCAAATGCGGACGTTGCCCGACTTGTGGACGAGCGCGTTGATGGTCGGTTGACGTTTCGCGAAGCTGTAAATTGGTTCGATAAGGAATACCAAGCCGAACTCAAAGACCCCGACCTTAAAGAATCCATGGTTCGGTGGGACAGCGACCTGGCCCAAATTAACCCCGACATGGATTTTAAGGACCGCCTTCGCACCGTAGGTGAGAAAGCAAGGGCACTGCGAAAAAGACTTGCTGCACCTGCCGCTGATCCCCAGCGACGAGCCGATAAAGAGCAACGCAAAGCGTCCGTCAGGTCGATTCCGGTAGCCGGTGGACGGCAAGCGGAAGAAGCTGACGAGGATGACGACGAAACCTACGAATCGTCCATCGTTCGGATGGCGAAAGCGCGGGGCCAGTCGAGACCGATTATTCACAGACGCTGAACCCGCCATAGTGGCGTGGTTCTAACACAGGAGTCACGCCACATGGCAGGTCAAGTTTGGGCTGTAAACAGCCTCGGGGGCTATCTCTACAGCCGCCAATTATCCAACGTACTGCGCGCTAACGTGCAGCCTCTGGTCAAGTTCCGCCAGTTTGCGGATGTCCACGACATCAGCCAGCAGGGCAAGAAGAAGGGCGACACGTTCACTTGGGACGTTTTCTCTGACGTTTCAGCCGCTGGTGCGGTCCTCGTCGAAACGAACACGATGCCGGAAACCAACTTCACGATCATTCAGGGCACCCTGACGGTCACTGAAGCCGGTAACAGCGTTCCCTACTCGGGCAAGCTCGACAACCTGTCGAAGTTTCCGGTTGAGGACGTCATCAAGAAGGTACTCAAGAACGATTGTGTCAAGTACCTCGACCGCGCTGCTTGGACCCAGTTCAACCAGACGTTGTTGCGAGCGATCCCAGTCGGCGGCACCAGTGCCTCGGCCATCACGCTCTACACCAACGGCACCGTCACCGGCACCAACAGCATCGCGTTCTCGAACGCGCACGCCAAGGCGATCGTGGACGCGATGAAGGAACGCAACATCCCGGCTTACATTGCGGACGACTATTACGCGATTGCATGGCCGACCACGCTGCGTACCCTCAAGAACAACCTTGAGACGATTCACCAGTACTCGGACACGGGCTTCAACCTCATCATGAACGGTGAGATTGGCCGCTACGAGAACACCCGGTACATCGAGCAGACCAACATTGCCAAGGGCACCGGCACGGACGGCACGACCACCACTGCGTGGACGAACGGCGTCAGCGACTGGATGTTCTTCTTCGGCAACGACACGGTGGCAGAAGCCATCGCGGTCCCAGAGGAAATGCGCGGCAAGATCCCAACCGACTACGGTCGTTCAAAGGGCATCGCCTGGTATTATTTGGGTGGTTTCGGCATTGTCCACACCGCTGCGATTAATACCCGCATCGTGAAGTGGGACTCGGCGGCTTAAGGAGCACTACACTATGTCTAATCTTAATACTTTGAAGAGTGCGGCCTACGACAACGCTGCTTACATCGCTCGCGGCACGTTCGCGACGATCACCGCGGCTGGCGCGTCTGGCGTTTCGGCGAAATTCGTGGCACACGCCAACCTGTTGTTGTTCGGCCTCACCGCCGTCACGACGGTTGCGTCCACCTCGACCTACACCGCCACCCAGTACTACAACTACGCGGGTTCCACCAACACCTCGGCTACGGTTCACGTTGCAGCCTCGCAGCTCAACTTGATTCGTATCACCAACACCGCCGCGGTGGGTGTAGCGCCTTCGCTGTCCACCTCGACCATCGGGCCGTTCTACATTGACACGCTGTACGCAAACGGGACGGCCACCGGCCAGATCGGCGCGACACAGACGGTCTCGTTGAACACCTCGACGGGTACTGCCGGTTTGGGCGGTCTTTCCATCAATCAGGGCGATCAGATCTACGTCGTGAACGGCACGGACACCTCGAGTGTCAACCTCGTCACGATCGACTATCAGATCCTCCCCGGCGCCAACGTGTCGGCTTAAGGAGCAATTCATGGCTAAGATCACGCAACCCGGTCGGAAAATGTACGAGACTCCGCAGATCACTGCGGATCAGCTCGCGACCGAAATGTACGGCGGCGATGCTCCGACGCACACCGATATCATCAAGTCGGCCAACGCTCGGGCGCAGAAGCGGCACGAGATGAAGGGCCAGCACGTTGCTGATGTCGGCGTGCTGCCTGACAGCGCCGAGATGGCTCACAACGAGATGGTCGGTGTCCGCAACAGCGGTTACCTCGCCAAAAAGGGGCTGGAGTTTGGCGTCAATGCCTTCTACAACAGCCTGCCACCCGGCATGGACATCGAAGATCAGGAGAACAGCGACATCCGTCGGATGGAGATGCTGGCCTACGAAGGCGGCATCGGCTATCCCGGTGACGGCTGGGTCTATCGGGCCGCTGGTTCGATGATGCCTAAGACCAAGGACATGGGTCGTCCCGGCATGACCAACGACGTTCCTAGCAAGAAGATCTAGGCGAGGAGCCAGTCATGCCGAAGGTTGTGCAGGAAAAGTTCCAGATCAACTACCCCGACAAGGGATCAAGTGCTGAAAATCAGCATGGCTGGCTCACTGACATGGAGGCCCGAGCGAAAAAGGGGATGCCCGGTCGCGAACGCTTGCCGGGTGGAGATGGTTCCACCCGGATGATGAATAATGCGGCGTTCTTCAATGGCTTGCCTCCGGGGATGGACCTCGAAGATCAAGAAGTCACCGATCAGCGCAAGATGGGCATCAACATTGCCGGCAATATGCCGGGCAAGTTTGCCGATGGCGACCTAACGAACGGTGAGTTAAGCGCCCATTCGCTGCGGGTCGGCTTCCATAAAAAGGCGTTATTGCAGACGGACGACGAGTACACGCGCGAGCACAACGATGCTTTCTATGACGATGTGGGCGGGTTCGTAGAAAGAAACAAATACTTGGATCGGTCATAGGTTGTTAATTATACCGCTCGGTGATACTATAAAAATCGTAGTATCACTAGGAGCGGGACATGTCAAAAG